GAAATTTCTCGTCGTAGTCGCCTGCCTCGACCAGATCGGCCAGTTGCTGCTTGAACATGTACCGCGCCGGATCGGCCGCCAGCGCCTCACAGGCCGGCATCGGATGGGTGCTCATGCGCGCACCCCCTGCTGCCTGAGCTGCTTGACCAGCTCGCGTGCGGTGCGGTTGATGCCGGCGATGTGCGGGTGGTCCGCCAGGATCTTCGGCGCGCGGAAGCCGGTCGGCGTGTAGCGGTAGCGGTCGTCGTACCAGCAGGCCGCCATCAGCTGCTCGTACTGGCTGGTCAGCCAGCGCAGGTAGGCCTCGGCCTGGGCCGGGGCGAGGGTGATTTGAATGCAAACGTGTGTCATAGGGGCCACCGTCAGGGCGCAACTTCCCCCTACCCGCTCACAGGCGGGCATGGGCTTGGGTCAATTCAGGGTGTGATAAGTGAGCGGCTGCTGCAGCCGGCAGAACCGCGGGCGGCTGCAGGCGCGCCGGCAAGTGGCGCAGGGGGATTAATACCGCTTCGCCCGAAAAAAAATTCACCAGGGCGACGCGGGTCTCGTCCTGGGTGCCGTAGTCGATGCCGATCACCGGGCGCTTGAGGCACTCCAGCTCGCTCATGGCCAGGTGCACCAAGCGGTCGGCCATGAACGCCGGCACATCGAGCGCGTTGACCAGGTAGCCGACGGCGCGCTCGAACAGGTGGCCATCGTCGGTCAGGTGCTCGCCCTGGTGGCGCTGCAAAAAGGTCAGCGCGGCGCGCTGCATGCTGGCCCGGTATTCCTGGGCGTCGTGTAGGGTCGTGACGTTCATGCGGTGGCTACCTCCGGTTCCATGTGGTCGAGCATGTCGAGCTGGTCTGTTTTCGGTTTGCTGTCGCGCAGGGCCTGCATACGTGCGACTGACGGGGCCAGCGGTAGCCGCACCCGCGGCCGGTCCAGGCCGGATGGGCTCAGCTCGTGGTCCCACGTTAGCGACCCGGTGTAGGTCGCGCCGCAGGCGATGTTCAGGCACTGCGCGTACATCGTTTTGAACGTCGGCGTTTGCGCCTCGCTGTTGCGGATGCGCATGCGCTCGCCGCAGGCCGGGCATAGGCATTTGTATCCGCCGTTGTTGGCTACGCTCACTGGTTCCCCTCCCCTGTTGCCGTAAAGCCGGCCCGGCCAGTGCCGGTAAACGAAGCGCCGTGGCGCCTACTGCTATTTGCCAGATGCCAGCCCACCGTTGATGGGGCTGGCGCTGTATCGCGTGCGCTTACATTTTTCCGTCGAACAGGTCCGCTGGCGGCTGGACGCTACGGCCCACGCACTCCATCGCCGGCGCCGGGATGGCGAGCTGGTGACAGTGCTGAGTGAGCTGGGCATACAGCGTGGCCCGAATGGCCGGTACGGTTTCCGCCTTGAGTTGGGCGATCAGCTTCGGAATCTGCCGGTGCATGGCCAACTGGTGGTTCATGCTGAGGTAAGAAGCGCCCCTGCTTTCGCGCGCTTGACGCTCCATGGCGATGAAATAGCGGCGCACCTGGCGGCCCTGATCGTTGTTCTCGACCATCGCCAGCTCCTTCGCCATGTCGAGGGTGAGGTGGTACTCCAGGCTTGGTCGGCCACCGGTACTTTTCGCCAAAATTGGCGAAAAGTCCTCGCCTTCAACGAAGCCGTACTGCTCGATTCGGCCCTTGATCCAGTTGCTGAAATCGCGCCCGACTTGCATGAATTGGTGAAGGTCACGCGCATCGCACAGCTGCTGCGTTCGGCCTTCGATCTCGCCCTGAAACACCGGAATCAGGTTGGTAGTCACTGTTGCTCTCCTTGTTGCTGCTTGGTGTGAAGCACGATCACCGCCTGTACTTCCTCATGGCGTGCCGCAATGTGCTTGCGGTGCGCCGCCAGGATGGCCTCCACCTCCAGTGCATCGATCACGCCGTCTGCGAGCGCGTCGGCGATGAACTGGTCCACGGTGCCGCGCCTGGTAGTCGTCACCAGCGCACGGGCATACAGGTCGATGTTGTCGAGTTCGTCCGGGTTGGCGATCGGTACGAACACGCCGCCGTACAGCGCGGCAACGTAATCAGGCAGGTGCGTGGTGCCGGCGTCTTGTTCCAACTGGTGCAACTGCTCATCGGTCAGCGGCTGGCAGCCGTTGGTTTCATACAGCTGGTTGTCGAACCGCTTGATCGGCAGCCCCAGGCGCGCGGCTGCACATTCACGGCCACCGGCGTAGCTGGCGACCACCGCTCTCATCACCTGCCGCCGGCTTTCCAGAATTTCGCGCTTCATCTTCTAGTTTCCCCTATGGCTTAAGCCCATTACGGTTAGCTGGCATGAGCAAAAGGGTGTGCGAGCAGGCCTGGAATAAGCTCCACGCCGATTTGCACTGAAAGGTCACGCATGATCGAGAAAGCGATGCGGCCGTTCGGTAGCGTCTGGGAACCTGCCCAGCGCGCCACGGTCTGCGTGACGGTGCGCGGGTCATACCCTTTGGCTAAGGCGAACGAGCGGAAAGTGAGGCCCTGCTCGATGAGGCGAGCGTGGATTTGGCGCTTGTTCATGGTTCGGCGGTCCCCGGTTAGCTAATATGTTCCCAATGCGAGGTGAGATTAAGTTCCCAACCGGGAACAGTCAAGAGGATTTTTCCCAAATGGGAATTGGTAGGCGAATCCGAGCTGCAATAGAGGCCCAAGGCCTTACGCTCAAGCAAGCGGCAGAACAAAGCGGAATCCCTTATAGCTCTCTACAGAACTGGGCTGGCGGCCATCGCGAGCCTCGTCCAGATGCGCTTATCAGTCTAGGTTCTCAATTGGGAATATCGATCGACTGGCTACTGACTGGCGAAGGAGAAATGCTGCGGCGAAATGCCGCCGTTCACGGCCCCCAAGAGGAGAGTGGCGAATACGCAATGCCATCAGCAGAGCGTGCCTTGCTGGCCGTTTTCCGGGCCTTGGATCAGGAAGACCAACAGGCCGTCGAGGCCGTTGCTCGCGAGAAAAAGCGCCTGCGTGATATCGAAATGCAACTAAAGGAGCTGGCTGTCGCTGTTGCCGCGCTTAATCGTTCGCCATAATGTGTTCCCAATGGGAACGGATGGTGTGCATTAATTACCTGAAATTACCCATAAATTACCGGGTTATTACCAAAAAATTACCCTGTGGATAATTGCACCAGGCCTTGCGCCATGCGGGTTTCAGGCGATTTATGATGGAAGCTGACCAAAATTACCAGACTTCGGAGGCCGTTCCAGATTCGGATTTTGGCGAGCTTTCGATAGCGCAAGTGGACCAGCTTTCACTCTGCCGGCTGAAGCGACTGCGGCTTCTGCGCAAGGAGCGCGATCCGGTGCTGCAGGCCGAACTGTACCTGCAATTGCAGCACTTTTCGAGCCGGCTGCCTGAATCGCTTGGCGCGCTGGAGCCGCTGGAAGCCTACCTGCCCGCCGCCCATCGGTACGCGCCACTACTGGCCCGGTTCTGGAGCGCCTTCCGCACGCTCCAGGCACAGGGCGCCCCCGTTAACCATGCACGTCACCCGAACGAGATAGTGCTGAACCTGCCCTTGCTCGAGCCGCTTCTAGCCGCTCAGCCGTTCACCATCCCCGTCAATAGCGCGCTCAAGCATGCCCTTAAAACGAGCACCGACCCCCGCTTCGTTGAGATCACGCGCAAGAGCAGTGTGATCACTCGCAAAACCATTCAATGCTGGGTATTCGAGGAAATTCCCACTCAATGAACACGACGGGCGCGCCTAGCTCAAAGCAACCATCCGTCACCAACAAGGACCGTTACCCATGTCCCAGGAACAATTCCTCGACCACGCCTTCGGCGCGCGCCTAACCGAAGAGCGCGAACGCCTCGGCCTGGCCATCCACGAGCTGGCACACCTCGCCGGCATCACCGACTACAAGCAAAAGCGCTTCGAGAATGGATCTTCTGTCATTCCCATTGATTACCTGCAGGCCTTGGCCGCGCGTAGCGATGTGGATGTGCTCTACATCATAACTGGCAAGAAGAACCGCAACTGACCTGCACTACATCCAACTACCAGGAGCTTTAGCGTGAGAGACCGTGACAACAAGCGTGACGATGATAGCCTTGAGAAGAGCCACCACGATCGTGGGCGGCCGTTACACGAAGACTACTCGGAGCGCCAAGATCGTCGCCCGGTCTTCGACGATGTGACTGACACACTCAAGCCGCCGAGCAGGAGAGACCACGATGGGGGAAACAACAGATAACGTCCTGCTGGCCGACCGCTGGCACGACATGCTGTTTGGGATTCGCCGCTCCATCCGTTATCACAAACGACGCCGGGCTTTTTTTGATCGCCTCGATCAGCTTTCGTCGATGTTGAGCGTGATTTTCGGATCGGCCGCTATCTACGGAATCCTCAAGGCTGGAAAGGCCGAAGACCTAGCGCTGCTGGCCTCCGCTCTGGTCACAGTGCTTGCTTCCGTCAATCTCGTTGTCGGCAGTACGCGGCGCGCTCGTGAGCACGATGATTTTGCCCGACGCTTCGTCGCCTTGGAGCAAAGGATGCTTGGCGCTGAGTCGGAGCAGGTACTTCACGAGGTCAGCGAGGCGCGGCTGAGCATCGAAGCCGAAGAGCCGCCAGTGATGCACGTACTGAACTGCCTGTGCCATAACGAGCAGATGCGCGCCATGGGCTACAAGAAAGAAGAGCTTGCGCAGATCGGCCCACTGCAACGGCTGTTCGCGCACGTCTTCGACTGGCGAGAGAGCACGATTCACTGAGCGTACCCATCAAAAGCTGAAGGCGCCGAAAGGCGCCTAACTCATACCCGTGCTACATGCACATCGGCGCCTCGCCCTGCTCTCCCCACTCCTCGTCGATCAGCTCCCAGGCGGACAGCGGCCGCTGATACGGCTCCGGCGCTGGCTCGGTCAGGCGTCCGGCGCGCTTTGCGTTGAGCTAAATCAGTTCTAAACGGCTGGCAACATACTGGGTTGGCCAGTTCTGCAAACCGAGCTGTTTCATTCGGCGAATGGCTTCTGCTTGGCAGCCGGAGCAACAGCGCCCTTTGTTCCACTCCGCCCTTACTGCGCGGTCATCAATAATCAGATGACAATCGAAATCTTTGATGTTCGTTACTGGGCACTGGCCTAGCCCATGACGTTTCAGCCAGCCCTTGATGGCGGGGAGCTGATTCGGATCACTTGCTCGGGCAGTGAAGATACGCACCTCAATCCCTGAATCGATCAACGCGCGCACCATGCCAAGCATCGCGGCAATCGGAGCGCCAATGCGCTTACCCATAGCGCCCTGGTATTCCGCCAGCGTGCCGTCCAGGTCTACCCCAATCCATTTGTTCATAGTTTGCCTTCTTCAGCTTCAGTGATTCATCACATGCACATCGGTGCCTCATCGCGCCCTTCCCACTCCTCGTCCACCAGTTCCCAGGTCGATAGCGGCCGCTGATACGGCGCCGGCTCGGGTTCTGGCTCGCTCAGGCGTTCGCTTGCTGCATCCGCTTCCATTCCCGCTCCACGGCGCGCTGGGCGCTGGCTTTGCTGGCGTAGAGGTGCAGCAGACGGCGCGGCCGTGTCTGGTCCCCTTCGGTGAGTTTGTGCTGAGTGCCTGCCTTCTCGTCGCGGTACCAGGCGACAATCCCGGTATAGCTCCCCTCCTCGGCCAGCTCGGCGATGTCGTCGGCGTCCGGCAATTTGGATTCCAGCTCGAGGGCGGTGGTGTAGCTGTCCGGCGTGAATGAGTGCCGCACGTTGGCGCCGAGCCAGACCACGGCGTCGATGTCGGCCTTCACGCCGATCAGGCTGTAGGTGAGTTCGGGGATCAGGTCCGGGCGGCCCTTGGCCAGGGTGTAGCTGAGCGTGGCGGTACCGCGCTGCAGGCGGGACCACTCGGCGCGGGCGG